CCGCTCTCTGAAACATGATTTGCAAGTAATGTCATGTCCGGCGTGACATACTTTTCCTTTTCCCATGACCACGTAAGCTCACCTATCTTGAGGCCCACGCTGTCATCAAAACCCGTGCGTTGCACATACAAGATTGAATTACCGATTGCAACGGGCATTATGTCTGCCGCTCCATCAGGTGATTGCCTTTTTGCATTGACCTGAGTTGGAGTCAATATCTGTCCTGAAGAATCACTACCAAGGCGTGAAACCTTGCTTACGGATCCTGCCAAAAGATATTCATCCGGTTCGATCCAGTTAATCTTTGACACATCACGGCCTGATATAGTGAAGCTGAACGAATCACTATCATCAGCGCCGGGTGTGAAATTCTCATAATCTCCCGCAACTGAACCATAGACCGTTTCATTTTTGGCGGCGCATAGACGATCATCAAAGAACGTGCCGCACGTAGGATAACCGTCTGTGGCATTCCACATCTGATCCATTATCCTCCAAGCCGCTGTTGCAGTGACAGCGGATAACTCTTTGATTATCTCCCCTGTTACGATCTCTGCCGTCGTATAGGATACTATTTTGACAAGCCCAGAATGGATGCTGATATATTTACCGACATCTGTACTCCTAAAAAGGTTCGTACCGCTCGTCCCGGTAAGTGTGCAAATAGCACCTTTAGGCAATTTAATGTCCGGCGTTAAATTTCCGTTCGGGCTTCCGTTCAGGGTCCATGCCTGGGAAGCGAAGGGACCAACGGAAGTGAAATCATCGAGGATGTTACACTCCACCTTTGTTGTCGAGGTAAAAGTTACTATCGACGCACGCCCCACTCCTGCCGTAATAACCCTGCCAACATCACCATTTTGGAACACAGCCGAACCAGCCGTTAATGTAATACCATTTCCTGTGAGCGCAGCAAGGGTTAATGTCGTTGCCGGTTTTATTCCTTTCTCGTCAATAGGACTTGGGTTAAATCTGATCGTCTGCAAGGTCCAGTCCGTGTCACCGCCTCGCAACAATTTACTTGAAGGATAAGAGCCGTGCCAGAGGTAAAGCACATCTGCCGACTGGCAATATTTAACGAGCGGTACTGCCGTATAAGGATACGGTGACGGTATCTCATACGCTAAGTCTGCCGCCCCTCCGGTCAATTCCCAATCTCCCGCCGCTAAATCTCCCGAAAATACATTTGACGTATGAGTTTTTAAACATCGGTAATGTATTCCCCCTTGCGTCACAAGGTCCCCAAGGGCATATTCCGTAGCGGTCAACCATGCCGTATAAGAAAGATATATTGCAGACTGGTTTTTATAAAACCGGATATAATAATGTCCAAATTCGAGCATGTATGCAGTATCAACCGAATACTCAAACGGGATTAGACACGATTTATAGGAATTATGTTTTGTACCTCCCAAGTGTCTGAACCCAGGACGAAAACGAGCGGGACCGTGAGGATCAAGGACAAAGTTTTCAAGGCGAAATAGAGCATTGGGGTACTTTGCCAGTCCCACCCTTCCGGCCATGAGCGGGGACCATTCGCCCCCGTTAAAATTGTCTTGCATGTAGTTGAAAACTCCCAATTACCTGCCCTCTGTCTGCCAGCTAAAGTTCCCGCTATCGAGCGGTTGCATATCTTTGTGCCGTGGCTTGTTGCCCTCTATGGCGTTTAGTCTGTATGCCTTTGGCAATAATACGGTGTTCAGTTCCTGCAACAAGGCTTGACGTTTGTTAATCCCTCCGTCACCCATGAGCATAGCCGCCAATTCAGCGCCGAGCAGCGTAGCAAGACAGTTCACATAATCAGGAGAAAACTTTCCGGTTTCCGTGACCTGTGCTATGAACCGGATGTATATTTCTTCATCCTGATTGACCAGAAGTTCCCCGCTTTCCACTTCCCATTCCGCGTCGCTCCCGTACAACTCCCATACTCTGAGGCATACCGGATCGGTAGGCAGGGTATAGGCATAGTCATAACCAAAAGCCGGTGTCGTGCTGAGTTGTGCGCTTATATCGGCCCTTTTCATGGCAAAGTTCCAAGGGTGCGAATAGGTAATCTGGTCTCTTAGGATGGGATAGAGAACAGAACACGCCCTCTCTTCTCTATTCGTAGGGGTGTCAATCGACGTGATGGTAAACTTTTCTCCAAACTTCAGGAGTGCCAGCTTACATATTTCCACTTCTGACGCAGACATGGCTTATTCCACCTTTTCTATTTTCTTTTTAGGCTCTGGCCCTTTCTCCGGCACTTCTTTTTTTGCCTTCTCAAGCTCCATTCTCAGACGTTTGCCTGACCAGTGGGGATCATAGGCCTTGCTGATCTTGTCGAATTCCAGGCGAAGCTCATTTATTTCTTTTTTCTTCGCTTCTTCGTTCAGCTTTCTCTGTTCCTCGTCGGATGTCTCAGATTCAGGAAGGTAGGCCTTGACTTTCATTCCCTTGACAGCCTGCTTCGCTGTTTCATTTATAGCCGCGCAATGATTGAGAAGGCCGCTTATCGGTTTACCGCTTTCGTGTAACCCTTTTGCAACCTCTTCTTTCAACTTTGGTTCTGACACTTCCATAATCATACCGGGTCGCTTTATCGAGCTTCCCATTGAAAACGCTTCATATACCGCAAATTCTGCTACTGCCATACATCCTCCTTTTGGTTAAAAGGGGGGATTTCTCCCCCCTTATTTATTACGTTCCCTGCTGTACTGCTGTGCCAATCCATGAGGTTACTTTGCCCGTGGCAAGCTCTTGTGTTGCTACGGTTGCATACACATCGTAATACTCATGAAGCTGTCCCTGCGGTAATGCCCTGCTGAAAAGCAGAGTACCCTTAGGGTGTTCTGTCGGTGTGTTCTCGGTGATTGCTACAGAGTCGATAGCTGCTCCGCCATTGTCAACAAGCGGGTTTGTGCCGGTATCTCCATTATAGAGATAGAAGGTTATTACAGACCCATCTACTGAGGCCAGCAAGTCTTCATCCTCAACCACACAATTCCAGTACAGCTTGCCGCTTACGTTGGGCCGGTCATCCATGGCCGAACCTTTGTGATCTTTTACAGCGGGAATCCGTACAATGTCCGTACTGTGTTTATGCGTTGCTGCTGCTCCCGCTATACTTACGCTTTCCAGAAAAACCATATCTTTATCCATCATGATTGTTCACCTCCTCCTTTAGCTTATTGCGTCTTCAGTGTTCAACAGGATTTCTCTGTCGAACTTTCTGCACGGCACGTTTGAAAAATAGGCAATAGGATCACCAGAAAGGGCATTACCACCCGGCGCCCAATTCACGTTATTCTTGTCTTTCATCCTGATCTGTGCCTGTGTTGCGATCGTATCGTTAAAATAGATACGAGTTCCCGGTCCGGTTTCCATGTTGTTGAGCAGCATGATAAGATCATCCTCGTTGAAGGTGTTGGCACCTACGCTCAACTGTTCGATGTTGGCAACCCTGCCTATTGCCCTGGGGTGTCTTACGACAAACCCGCAAGCAACCTCGAAGAAATCCCGGTATATTTCCAGAAGGCCGTCCGTTGTTTCTGAGGTTGTCTGTCCTTTATCCGTGTGGCTGATACCGAGCGTAGCCGCTTTGTTCTTCGGATAAATCAAGTGAGCCGTTGTCTGGCCCCATGTCACGACATAAATACTTGTCACATCAGATCCTGTACCCCCCGCGTCGATGACGAAACGGCCATCAAGTGTGGCGAGCCGTGCCGCTATTCCATGCATACCATCAGGGTCAGCAAAGGAATTGCAATAGAGAATATCTGATATAAGCGTCTGCCCCAATCCTTCGATGAAAGCGTCAACTTCACCCGACCGGAACGTGGCCGGTGAAGGCATGTTGTCAACGAGTTTGCACGGGACATCACAGTAAGCCTCGATGCTTTCTATGACATCCATGATCTCCGTGGTCCTTGAACCTTCGGCAGTTACCCGCGTGCCGATCTTTGTTCTTGAACCTGCCGGCAGTGTAGCCCTGCGAGTTGTTTTATTGGTCCATACGTCATTTGAAGGAAGCCAGGGAGCCTCGTTTAATACTTCTCCCATCTTCCGGTTTAATACCTCGACGATCTTTGCCTGATCGCCTGAAGGATCAATCCGTTTTGCCTGTTCTACCAATCCATATACACTTGTCAGTGTTCCCATAAGGAACCTCCCTATTATTTAAATTTCGTGTTAGGGAAGCGTGCTTTTGCTTTTTCTTCTTCTGATTGTTCACCACCTGACCCGCCTCTACCGCCTGTCATGCTGTCATCGGCAATCTTTGACTGTATGGCGTGAAACATGCGGATAATCATCGGATGATCGCCAAGCGCTACGCCTCCTATTTTGGTTTCCTCGACAAACTTCTTACCGTCTGCCTCGGAAATGCCAGCCCATTCGAGCACCTTTGAAAATGATCTGTGGGCCAGTTCTGTATTGGTTTTGAATTCTTCGCCCTTCCACGTATCTTTCAGGGCATTAACTGAATCGTCTAAGGCTTTTTGTTCTGCTACCTTTCGGTCAGCTTCGGCCTTCGCGTTCATTTCTGCGCCCTGCTTTATCATGTCCACAAACGCCTTGTGTACGCCCTTCGCGGCGTTCTTCGGAACCTGCGAGTTGAGCATGAGTTCCCGGAACATCTTGTCTGCATCGGCTGTGTACTGTTCAACTTTCAGATCGTCGAATTCGTACTTGTCCGGCGCTTCCGGTACTCCGATACGTGTATAAAAGGCTTTCCGTTCCTCGTCAGTAGCGTTGTCGCCCGGTACGACTACCATGTTACCTTTCGCCTTCAGATATGAATCCATTTCCCCGTAAAAATCGGCAGGTTGTTTAAACCCATAAAATGCTTCATTGTTCTTGTAGGCATCCGGCGCACTGTCCAACCATGCGGGTCTTTCTACTGCGTTTTCGCCGCCCTCGTTTCCTCCGGCATTGTTATTTACTTCCATCTGAAACCTCCTGTTTTCTTTTTGTCTGTCTCACCAATGCTTTAAACATTGTCTTTATCGTCTCTCCGCTTACTTCCCCGCCTCCAAGTATCTTAAGAAAGCGGATACCGTGATTCCTCAATATTACATCTGTCTCGTTCTCTGACTCCTCAAATATGCCGTATTCAAAGATCATGTGAAGCAAAACGTCTTCATTACCCTTGCCAGAGAACAGGCGCTTATAATCTTCCATCATTTCTTGTGTGGGAAAGAAACTAAGCCTGTCCAATCATGCCCCCTAATGCCTGTGATAGTTTCCCCTGCATGTTCTTGTCTGCTTCACTGAAGGTCTTTACGCCCTGTACTCCCTGCTGTAATGCTTCAGTCTGTGATTGCTCTTTCATGGCCTCAATCCTACCCTGTCGTGTAGCATCCCGCCTTTCAACGTCAACAATGATCTCCTGTGGCAATCCATCTGTCTCTGCCAGTATCCGGCTCAGTTCGTCAAGATCAAAATTGTCAAGAATGTCCCCCCTGACTTGGACGAGCGGTACTATTTCCGTCATGAATTTTCTTATGCCGTCCTTTGAGAATCTTTCACGCTGTGCCTGTGCCAGTGGTCCCATATAAACGGGATCAAAACGGAGCGCCGGGTCTTGTGATGCCAATTCAAGGAGTATGTCAGGAGGAGGAGGCATACGCCCGGCGCTCACTTCGATGTCATAAACTCTATCCAGAATACCATCAAGTTCTCTGTTCAAAGGGCCAAGCTCTGCGCCCAGGACAGCCGCTTTCTCTGCCATAAGCTCAGATACTTCGTAAGCGGTTCTATTCCCTCGACCTGCGTTAATACTGCTCAGCATAAGGAATGTATCAACATGGAATCTTTCTTTAATTGATTGCTGTACATCCCTCTTCGTCTCGTCTACTGCCGGGAAATTCGCCCCGGTATTGACAGGGGTAATAAATTCACCTTTCTTTTCATAGTAATTAATCCCGCGCGGCTTCCACTGGACTTTACCTTCCATGTATGAAGGGACATTTAGAGGAGGATCAAGGGCCATTTGCCGTGCCCCGTAATCTGTTTTGGTTATAATGTTTATGCCCTTAATGTCAGCCATAGCAAGCATGGCAGGGGTAATGGCATAGGGTTCCTTTCCCGATCTGATATACCGCCACACATGATATGGGAACCTTTCAAAACCTGATTCTTTGCATATGTGACTTCCGATGACCACCACGGAAGCATATTTCTTATTCTTCGAATCGCTCTTTCTGTCGTCGTATTCCTCACGCGGATATACTGCGTGAATGACTTCAAATTCAGTGAAGGGGCTTTCCTTTGCGACTGATTGAACATTCAGTGGTAAATTATCGAGTCCCAACCACTTAACGAGTTGACGTACCTGCATCTTTCTCTTTCTGTGCAGTACATCAATTTCTCCATACCTGTTTTCAGCTATGAAGATTTCCCCAGGGTGAACTGCTTCAAAGCTGATCCGTTCTTCCGATATGTCTTCTTCGCCGAAGATAGCAGGGCTTCCAAGGGTGAGGCCATCATAGATATATGACCATATCTCAGAATAGAAATTGGAGCGATTGAGCACCATGTAAATATTAAACTCAACTTCCTGTAGCCACTCGCGTACTTCAGGGAGTTTGTTGACCTGCTTTCTGTTCATGCTGTACTTGAACCACGGAAAGGCAGGACTCACATGATACCCGTGGATACCATCGGCAGCGAGAACCGCCGCGCCCTGGGCAGTCCCATCATATATCTTTGTGCCTTTCTTTTCGCCTTTCTGTTTATTCCCGTAAACATCTTCACGATGAGGAGCAACATACTCAGCCGCTTCTTTCATTCGCTCCATGAATTTGATCTTGTCGTTTTCCAGCTTTGATTGTCTGCCGGTCACGAACTTGACCAGTTTATCGTTTTCAGCCATAGTTTAATCCTATGGGGGCCTTTCAGCCCCCTTTGGTTATTTGCTTACGCTGCCTGTGACCAAGTACCGGTGTAAGAGACGGCCACCCATGTATTTGCATCGACGGCCACAAGGTGAAGCGACTCTCCCGGTGCATTTGCTGACCAGTATTCGGCTGCATCTGCGGCTGTTCCATTTATGTTGATTACGTCACCGGCGGCGGGTGTTACCCTCAATTCCTGTGCCGCCATGACAACGAAGGTAAATTCAAGTCCTACTGCTGCTGCTGGAAGGGTATGGGCGAATGGGCCTACCGCTCCGGCATTGGTGAGAATAGTTCCGCTTTCCGTGACAAGGACAGTATGAGCGTCGGCATCATCGGTAACGGTTTTTAAGAAACCTTTGAGGGCCGCTGTTCCATCACCAGTGATAGGATCACCAGTGGCAAGACCGGCACTTGAGGCAAGAGTGATACCTCCTGCGGTTGCCGTGAGTGTGATAGCTCCGGCTGCCGTACCCTTAGTGTTGGTTACGGTTATGGTTTCGCTTGTGCCTACATTGGCAGTAAGAGAAATTGCCCCTGCTGCGTCATCCTTCGAAACCAAGGCCACCTGACCGGAGGCTATGTTGATATCCTTTGCCGCTGCGCCGTCCATGTCGATACCACCAGCCGTAGAGACAAGGGTTATTGCTCCCTCTGCGGTTCCCTGTGTATTTGTGACGGTGATAGTCTCGGAAGTGCCGATATTTGCCGTTAAGCTGATAGCTCCTGCCGCGTTGTCTTTGGAAACAAGTTTTACTTGACCACCTGCAAGGTCTAAGTCTTTGGCTGCTGCTGCATCGACATTTACGCCGCCTGCGGTAGAAACAAGGGTA